GTAATGTAGTAATTTCTGTTCCTCTACCACCTTCTCTACGTGGTAACCAGAAATCCTCCATCATTGACATGTATTTTCTGTCGTCTCTTATCTCTCCAGTGGCAGCATCGTATACTAATTTGTTACGATATCTTCCCATAACTTCACGTAAGTATTGTTCTGCCTTAACTTTAGGTAAGTTACCTACGTCAATATAGAAAATTCTACGCTCTGGTGCTCTTGATATTCTGTATATAACTAGACTATCCTCGATCATTCTAAGTTGATTGAGAACTTTAATACCTTTATGTAAGTAAGATAATACGATATTCCTATTGGTATCCATGATACCTGAGGTTACATAACAGATTGCATCTTTTGCAATTTTAATTCCGCTATTTGCAGATGTGTTCTGTAGACCTTTTGGATTGTATATGAAATACTCTTCGCCTTTACCGAAGTCATACTTCATAAACTCGTCTGCAGTTTTTGGTTTTGTTATTTGCCTTACTTTCTTAATCTTATGTGGATCTACGTATCTTACTTCTTTGATTCCATCTTGAGGTCTATCAAGATCAATTACTTTATGATAATATAAACGCCCATCAATGTACCATCTGCGGAACATCTCGTGGGCTTTACTATCAAATCCAAATAGGTTTTTAATATACTCAAATTCGTCGCGGATCATAGTCTTTACACTTTCACTAACCTCAAGGTTATCAAGGTTAACGTGTACTGGACTATCGTTTTGATCTGCAACGATTGCTTCGTGTATGATATCTTCGATAGCAGAATCCACTTCTGGATGCATTGCCATCTCACGATATTTTTTCACCATGTCATATTCAGTTTTGAAGTTACCGTCTAGATCAAGATATTGACCATAGTAACCTCCTGCAATATAACTAGTAGCTCCGTCCTCGCTTGAAGGTTGGATAGGAGAGGGAGCTCTCTCCTTTTCCAATTTCTTCTTAAACGAGAAACCGAATAACTCTGCCATGATTTAATTGGTTTCTTATCCTTACTATTTAGTTACCCACCAGAAGTGGAAACTCCTACTAGGTTCTGTCCATCTCCATCTTTAGTGATGTGGTACTGATATGCAAACTCAACATCAAATTCTTCGTAAGAATCATTGTTGTCATATGCTACAGCAATTTGTCCCACACTAACTGGCCATGCTCCAACTAATTCATATGTACGAATAGTTTTTAATTTGTTAGCTCCACCAGAGAATTTATCTAACTGAGATACAGTAATATTTCTGAAAGTATCAGCAATATCTGCTTCTGCAAGGTTAGCATCAACACCGTTAGTAACTGAGATCCATTTTTCATACGCACCACGTAGTTTGAAAGAATCATCATTGTAGAATGTTGCTGTCCATGTTTCATAAGTTCTGTCACCAGGAACTTTTACAACACGTCCTCTAAATGGAAGTTCAACTGTACCTACGTTGGTTGCTGGTAATGCAGCAGACTTACACATATAGTCAACTGCCTTTTCAACTCCAGATATTTCTGGATCAGTCACACCTGGTATACCCCAAGCGTGAGTAACTTGGAAGAGGTTAGGTCTTACACCACCTCGGATTGCTTGTTGGAACGTTAATAGTCCCAATGGTTTGGCTTCTGCCATTTGTTTTGCTCCTTAATTAATTATCTTTTGGGGACGACCTCTTCAAAGCTAACACCAGTACGTGTAGCAATAAAGGTCAGTGTGATGAAGTTGATTGAGCGTGCGGGCTTGATGTAGAAATCAGCCTTAAACTCGTTTGCGTCAATGACTGCCCCAGTGTTATTGGTTTCGTCACAAACAACTAAGAAATCGGTAATACCTCTTTCGGCTTGAATACCTCTAAGATATGGTTCAACGACATTCTTGAAGTTGTTACGAGTAAACTCATCATTAAGTTCAAAAAGAACCCCCTTCGCAGCGTTGCCGATTGTCTTCTCTATCACATTGAAAAGACGACGGACGTTGATGCGATCAAAAGCGGATGGTGAAGCGAGAGCAGTTTTGTCTCCGAACAGAAGGATACCTTGACCAGGAAGAGAAGTAACTGGGTTAATTCTATTCTGATAAAGTTTGTCTCTTTCAGTTCGAGTTGGTGAGAATGCTAACTTAACAGCATTCTTGATGGCACCACGATTCAAACCTGCGGGTGAGAACCAAGGTAAACCATTAGCAGTTGTAGCAGCACATAGTCCTGCAACATCTCCGTTGCAAGGTACATAGCGATACTTGTCTGCAAATCTGTCGTAGATGTACTTCCAACCATTGTCAAACACACCGAATGATGTTGCTTGCATTGCGTCGTAGAAGTCTACTACGTTTTCTGTTTGTGTTGCTGAACTAGTAACTCCAACAACATCTCCTCTATAAGGTGAGAGATATGCAATACAATCCTTACGAGCAGAAGAGATTGTTAATGCAGCAGCTGCAATTGCTTGAGTGTTACTCTTTGCAGATGCACCTGATCCAATGTCACCAGGACCCATGAGTAGATAATCTATCATGACTGTTTCAGTGTCTGCAAACTCTTGCATTGCTGAAATAATTTCTCCAGAAGTTGCTCCACCTGATTCTGCACCTTTGATAAAAGTATATTCACTAATACCTGAAAGATCAAATGCAGTTGTGGAATCATTTCCTTTGTTGTTAGTACCTGCGATGTTACCACCAGTAATACTCTGGTTAGCACTTACATCATAAATGCCAACTGTTTCGTGAGAACCCCAGTAAATCCAATTTGATTTATCTAGAAGTACTTGTGGATAATAGTTTTGAGAACCTTCAGAAGTTTTACCGTTATTTGCTTTAGTAACATAAGTAAATTTCTCAAGAACAGTATTTGGTGCACCAGTAATTTCACCAGTTGCATCATATACTACAATGTGCATCTCATCTTTAGATCCACCACGAGCAGCCACGAATGGTGAGGTACCAGGTCTAGGAGCAATTGATGTCCATGATAAAGCAGGTTTGTTACCTGAAGCAGGGTAAACTACTTGCTCATCGTACCAGTTTGCTTTAGCAGTTACGTTGAGGTCAGTAACACCGTTTTCAATAACGTCAGTTGTTACCCAAGTATCTGAAGTAATCAAGGAAACCTTGTTGTTGGCACCATCCCATGCAAAGATGTATCCAGACTTCGCACCATTAGGGCTAGCGGATGCAGTCTGAACTTGTGTACCTATAGTTGTTGTGGTAAGAGCACCATCTAAAGTTAGAGTGATGTCGGCACCAGCATCAATTGATGCTACGCGAAGAGCGTTCTGATCCGCACCAACGTTTTTTGCTGCGTATCTGAATGGATTATTTCCTGCGTAAAAATAATTTGCTTCATATACATCTTTCGTTGGAATAGAAAGAGTGTATGGAGATGACACTGAGTCATCCGATGCTGTTAGTTGTCCTGATGTTGCACAACGAACTACATCAAGAACTCCACCGTATGATAGGAAACTTGCAGCTGTCCACCAAGTCTCTGCGTTGTCATCAGTTGGTTCTCCGAAAGTTTCAATTAATTGAGCTTCAGTTGATATACGAACTGGTTCCAATACTGGTCCTTTTAGGAAGGCACCAGCAATTGCTCCAACGTTTACTTCAACCGTCTCAATCGAACCAATAGTCAGATCTCTTTCTTGAATCTCAACTCCTGGCGATAAGAGCGTGCTAGCCATGCGATTACTCCTGATAATAAATCAATTTTTGTCTATAGTTATTTAGAAATTGGAGCTTTTTCAGCGATACTCCCACATGAATGCTTTGTCTCCATACTCATCTACTTTGAATTTTTCCCAGTCATCATAGTCTGGATCATTCATATCAATCGTCCAAACAGTTCCTTCATTATCTACTATCCTTTCATCTTCCAATCCATCATCAATGAATCCAAAAGGTGCCATGTCCTGTTCGATAGCATTCTTTTGTTCTTCATATATCTTTCTTCTGATGTCTTGATCAGTCATTTCTTTAAAGTATTCTTGCTGAACTAACCATGAAAATATAACTAAACACATAACTAAATCGTCATGATATCCTTCGTCTGCTTCAAATGACTGTTTATTTTGTATAAAAGTAGTTAATTCTGCCACTATATTATAGTCTCTCACTAATAACTTATCATCTTCTATAAGAGTTTTGAGGTTAGAGCATCCTTGTGCTTTGACAGTCTTACTCATCTTGACACCCATCTGTGTCTTGTTACCTGAGAATCCAGTACCTACTACTTGACCTGCTCTACCACGCATAGCACACATGAGAACGTTCTCATATTCTATGTCATAGAATAAACTAGAAGCAACCGCTTCTCCAATATCATTGACTTCTATTAGGACGTAAGCATTGTTATAATTCGTTGCAACATTGTATATGACATTAGGGAATAGCATAGGTCTTACATCTTTATCCCTATATTTTGCTACTAATCTCCATGGTGCATGAGAGATATCAATTACTACGAAAGCAGAATAATCCTGTGCGAGACCACGAGATACGTCAACACATATAATGTAATCATGATCAGGTATAGGATTTTCATATACGTCGAGAGATCCATTTGTTGTTAAAATGTCATCATAAACTAATGTCCTAAGTTTAGCAGCTGAAATTAAAGTGTCAACAGATCCTAGGAATTCGCACTCGAACTCCTGTGTAAACTGTCGTTCAGATGTATTTGCTATAGTTGTTTCTTTCCACTTCGCATCTCTACCTGGCACTTTAGACCAGTGAACTTCTGTCCATGCATATCCATTTCTACCTTTCTGTGCATCAACCCACAGTTTGTAGAAGTGATTCATACCATAAGGTGTAGATATAATTATTACTTTTGTCTTGGTACCAGAAGTGATAGTAGGATATACTGAGCTAAAGAATGCCTCAGCAATATGATTAGGAACAAAGGCAAACTCATCCAGAAAGATAATGTTAAAAGACATACCTCTAACTGCAGATGCGGAGGTAGATGCTGCCAGTATTTT